TGGTCTGGACCTTATGCTTTATAAGTTTTATATAAAATGTTAGACTATTATCATTTAGCAATGTTTGGAGCGTATTATTCTATCAATTATACATTAACCAATCCTTCTAATATTGTAACAAATATAGAAGAAAAATTTGAATTTTTAAGATATAATCCTAGAAAAAATTATACGTAATATGGTAATTGTGTGATATAAATAGGTATATGATACTATGAAAGCTGAGCTAAACGCACGGAGGGTTAAAGACTAATGGCATATAAAACACAAATATTCACTCTTACTAGAACTGATGGAATTGCATTTACAAATGCAGCTGAAGCATATACTTTTATAAGAGGTAGTGGAAAAGATTTTACTGCTTATGATAAAGCAAAAGCTGATGGGATATTAGCTTCTGATGAAGAAATTGTTGATGGTTCACTTGTTGCAACATTGACAATGACTACTGATTTAGCTACGGAAATATCAAATGGACCTACTATAGAAATACCAGGTATAACAGTTACTATGGGAGCAACTGGAGAAGTTGATACACATCCAGAATTAGATTAAAACAAAGTAGTATAAATATACCATATATTATAACAAAGGAGTATATAATGACATTAAAAATTGATGGTAAAGAGTATGATGAAAGTAAATTTAGTCCTGAATTACAGAATTACTTAACAGTAAGACAAGAAATGCAGGTATCTAAAACTAGACATACTCTTGAAATTGAAAAAATTGATGTATTAACAGCACATTATAATAAGAAAATAGTAGAATTATTAAAAAAAGAAAAAATAGATAAGTAATGGCCGCAATAGCTAATTTAACTGTAGACCAAGGTGCTAGTTTTAGTTCAGATGTTACCGTTAAGGATGCCAATGGAAATGCTTTTGACCTAACTGGTTATACAGCAGCTGCTAAAATGGCAAAAGGGTATTCTTCAACAAGAACAAGAACAACAATTACTGCTACCGTGGATGCTACACCAACAACTGGTGTGGTAGCATTAACCTTGACTGCTGCTCAAACAGCTGCTCTTGACGCTGAACGCTATGTCTATGATTTAGAAATTACAAAAACAGCAAGTGGAGATGTCACTAGAGTTATTGAAGGAATTATCAATGTGTCGCCACAAGTAACCACATAATTCAACTACTTTTTATTATAAATATACAAAAGGGAGATATAAAATACCAATACTTGGTATAAATATAATAGAGAGAAATGCCAGATATAACAGCAAAAATAAATGTAAATACAGCTTCTGGACCTCAACAAGTTTCAGTAGCTTTACCGTCTGGTCAGGCGGCTCAAAATAGTTCCCTTTCTTTAAAATTATTAGGTGATGTGGATACAACATCTATAGCTGATGGTGCATTATTACAATACAGAGCAAGTGATGAGAAATTTGTAGCAAAAACAGAAATAGTGACCACAACAGGTACACTATTATTCAATTGTGGGAGTTTTTAAAATAGCATATGGCAACAGTAATACAGATAAAAAGAAGTTCGGCGGCAACAGCACCAGGAACATTAAAATTAGGTGAATTAGCATATACTTATGGAACAGGAACACAAGCAAACCTAGGAGATAGAATCTTTATAGGTGAAGGTGGTGTAGATGGTAATGGTGACGCAAATAATGTATCAGTAATTGGCGGACAATATTTCACAGACATGTTAGACCATGTCGCTGGTAGTTTAACAGGTAGTGGTGCAGTATTAGTAGATTCAAATAAAGCAGTAGATGAGTTTATAGTAGGTAATCATCCTAGTGCTGGCGGACAAGTAAAATTTAATGAAGCAACAAATAACGGTTCATCATTTATTGGTCTTAAAGCACCTAATCAAGTAACCTCAACAACAACATTTACATTACCAGACGGAGATGGAACAGCAGGACAGTTTTTAAAATCAGATGGTGCTGGTAATTTAGGATTTCAAACAGTATTCTCAAACATAGATTTAGCAGGTGATGTTGGTACAGATGTTTATAATACTAACGAAACTTTACAATTTCTAGGTGGTACTGGTCTTGATTCAGCAATTACAGATAATGTTGTAACCTTTAACATTACGGATTCTGGTGTTGATACAGACCAAATAAAAGATGACGCAGTAACCAATGCTAAGTTGGATACAAATGGTGAAACTATTTTAGGTTCATCTACTTTACAACTTGGTGCTACTCAAACTGATATTGCAGGATTAACTTCTTTAGTAGTAGATGACCTTACAATTAATGGTCAATCAGTTTCAACAACAGCAAGTAATAAAGATATTAATTTATCACCACACGGAACAGGTACAGTTATAGTACCAAGTGGTTATGAAGATAGAGCAGGTTTTACAGATAATTCACTTGCAAACAAAATGTATGTTGACCAAGTTGCTCAAGGTTTAGATACTAAACCTTCTTGTAGATTAGGTACAACAGCAAATTTATCATCAACTTATGCAAATGGAACAGCAGGTGTTGGTGCAACTTTAACAGCAAGTTCTAACGGTGCATTATCACTTGATGGATCAACACCAAGTGTTAACGATAGAATTTTAGTTAAAGACCAAACTACAGCTGCTGAAAACGGAATTTATGTAGTGACAACTGTAGGTACTGGTTCAACTGCTTTCGTATTAACAAGAGCAACTCCAGAAGACCAACCATCTGAATTAACAGGAGGGTCTTTCGTATTTGTTGAAGAAGGAACTTTAAATGCAAATAACGGTTATACATTTACACACACAGGTGCTCCAACATTTGGAACAACTTCTTTAGATGTATCACAATTTTCTGGTGCAGGTCAAATTGTTGCCGGCGCCGCTTTGTCAAAAGATGGTAACCAAATGGATGTTGAAGTTGATGATTCTTCTATAGAAGTTATCGCTGACGAATTAAGAGTTAAAGCATTAGGTATTACTAACTCTATGTTAGGTGGGTCAATTGCAACTAATAAATTAGCAAATCCTACAATATATTTTAAAGATGAAACTTCAACGCAAGGTCAAGTTGCTATTGAAGGTACTTTAGAATTTCTTGCTGGCGAAGGTATTAATACAATCGCTAGTGGAAATCAATTACAAATAGTTGGTGAATTAGCAAGTAATAACAATATCGGTATTGCTAGTTTCCATTCTGATAACTTTGCAGTTAGTTCAGGTGAGGTAACTGTAGAAACTATTGACGGAGGATCCTTTTAATGTTTGGTTGGTGCAAAAAAGTATCTAACTGGTTAACTAGTGGATATGATTTCACTAAACCAAAAGCGAAAGCAACAGTAGTATCAGTTAAGGATTTACAATACAAAACTAAAAAAGAATTAGAAAAAATTGGTAGAAAAATTGGAATAGAATTAGATAGACGATTAACAAAACAAAGATTAATTAATAAAATTAAATTTAAAGCAAAAATTAATAGAGCTAAAAGTAAAAAATAATGGCAACAGTAATAAAACTTAAAAGGTCAGAAACACCAAGTTCGGTACCATCAACTGGTTCATTAGAACCAGGAGAATTGTGTATTAATGTTACCGATGGAAAGTTTTATACTAAAACAACTGGTAATGTAATTAAAGAAGTTGGTGGTGCAGGTTCGGTTACACTTCAAGCTGTTACCGATAATGAAGCGTCTACTGACCAAGATATTAAATTAAATGGTTCAGATTTAATATTTGAAGGTACTACTGCTGACGCATATGAAACAACTTTAAGAGCAACAGACCCGAAAAGGGATGCTTTAGTTATGATACCTAATGCTTCAGGACTGTTAGCAATAGATGGTGACGCTTTAGCATATTCAATTGTTTTTGGAGGATAGTTATTTAAATGGCAAGTGCTTTTAAAAATCTAGGTGCAATATTAGGTATTAGCGATGGTGTTAGCGCTATACATTATACAGTTCCAGCAAATACCATAGCTGTTATTCATGCTGTTTACATTTCAAATTTAAGTTCTACTTTATCTTTGTTTGCTAATGTTCAGGTTACAACAGATGGTGGAACTACTTTTTATTATGTTGGGAAAGGTTTAGAAGTTGTACCTAATAATACAATGGTATTAGACAAACCGATTAATTTAGAAAATAACGATAAATTGAAGGTATGGGTTGACCCATTAGTAGATAGTTCATTACCGTCTGCTTCAGTTTTCGCTAGTATATTGGAGATTTCATAATGGCTTTTGTAGTTTCAAATTTTCTTTTACGACCGAAATTAAATAAATTTAATGGAATAAGAAGAACGCCGGAAGGTATGTTATATCTAACTGATATAGACCCGAATGCTGATAAACAAGAAATTGTTGTATCAAATTATTATGAAGATGGTAAATCTGATGATGTTGCAAGAGATGAAACAGATTACCTAGATGAAAGATTAGAAATGTTTGAAGTACAATACTTTACAGGTGACGGTTCTGCTAAAGATTTCACATTAACATCACCAATTTTAAACGCAACTAGAATAGCTGTATTTTTAGATGGTGTTAGACAAGTAGCATATTCAAATTATACATTATCTGGCACAACAGTAAGTTTTGTATTAATTCCTCCAGCTAGTGCAAGTATTGTGGTTGGTCAAATTAAGAGAAGATACTTTAATAATGATAGTGACAAATATCAACAAATTAAATATTCAGATGATATCACAACAACTTTCCTTATAAATAGTATAAGTGGAGATTTAGTTAGACGACAAAAAGCAGCAAGTATAAGGTCAGCGGAATCAAGTGATGACTTTGATACTTTTGAAAGTATAACGGCAAGTGTTGGTACAACAACATACCAAAGTGCTGTATAAATATTAAGAGAAAAAGATTAAAAGGTAAAAAATGGCAGATTTCAAACTAGGACGAATTAAATTTAAATGGAGAGGTGATTGGGCTGCAAGTTCAGCTTATGTAATAGATGACATTGTTAAGTATGGTGGTAATGCTTATGTATGTATTCAAAATCATACATCACCTGCTAATGAAAATTTATTTTATACAAGTCCTGGAACATTTACAGAATATTGGCAATTACACCAAGAATCATTTTACTTTAAAGGTGCATATGCTAATACTACTTGGTATAAATTAAACGACCTAGTTTCATATGGTGGTAAACAATACCGAACAACAACTGCTCATACATCATCAAGTTTAGTATTAGACCAATCTAAATTTGAACAATATAGTGATGGTATAATTTTTAAAGGTGATTATGCTTCTAGTACACAATACAAATTAAACGACCTAGTTAAGTATGGTGGTAGAACATATAGATGTACTACTGAACATACATCAGCGGCTGGTGGAGATATCAATATAGTTTTAGGAAACTTTGATATCTATAGTGAAGGTTTAGCATTTAAAGGCGACTTCCAAGTTAACACATATTACAAATTAGATGATGTTGTTAAATTTGGTGCATATCAATATAAATGTATTGTTGCTCATACTTCGGGTGGTGCTCTATCAGATTTTGCTGAAGAAAATTTTTCAGTTTATTCAGAAGGTTTACAATTTGAAGATTCTTATAACGCTGTTACAATTTACCAACAAGGTGATGTAGTAACTTATGGTGGGTATTCTTATGTTTATGTTCAAGCAAATGAATCTTCTGGCAATACACCTGGAACTTCAGCTGTACAAGAAACAACAGGTGGAGATATTACTACATCAACTGCTCACGGAAGAAGTGTTTCCGATTTAATTGAAGTAAGAGATATAGTAGTACAATGTGATACAGGACAGAAAACATATCCAATACACTCAACTTCTACTCAATTTACAATAGAGGCAGCAAATTTAACAGGAACAACATTCCAAGTTGATTTAGGAACAAGTAATACAGCACAAACTTATGATAGTGGTGGTACACTTCTTAAATCTAATGGTACTAGATTATCAATTTCAAATTTTGTTTATGATATAGCGACAGGTAAAGCAATAATTACTACACCAACACACGGATTATCAGCGAGTGATACTGTAAATTTATTCGGAATTAAAACAACTTGTGCTTTTGGTACTAAAGTTTATCCACAAGCACCTTATTCAGGATTATTTCCTGTTAAAGCAGCACCATCAGCTACAAAATTAAGTTTCTTTTTAGCACCAAGTAATATTGACAATACTTATGTAAGTGGTGGTACAGTTAAATTAGCAACACCAACTAGTGTTGGAAGTTCAACTGCTCTTTCTGGTTTTTCCTATGATAATAACACAGGACTTATTACAGTAACATCTGCTTCTCACGCTTTAAGTAGAAATGATTTAGTTAAATTAGATAGTATATTAGTTGAATGTTCAACAGGACAAAAAACATATCCTAATACTACAAACTATTCAGGAATATTTAAAGTTTATGATGTACCTGATTCAAGTACATATATTGTTGCTACTGATAAATCAGCAATTGTTCATACTTATGTAAGTGGTGGAACTTCTCAAAAGATTTCATATACTACAAGCGAATCAAAAAATGTTTCCAATTTCATTTTTAATCGGTCAAATAAAAAGTTTTGGGATGTAGTAACAACAGGTTTTAAGGCTACTGGAGTTTATTCACATGGAACACTATACAAAACTGGAGATACAGTTCAGTATGGTGGTAATCATTATGTCTGTATATTAGACGCACAAAATCAAAGACCAGCAGAAGGTTCTGGTGCAGTTAATTCAACTTATTGGAAACAAGTTATTGGTGGGTTTAATTACCGAGGTGCTTATACTTCAGCTACAACATATGAAGTTGGTGATGTAGTTAGACACATTTCTTCTTCTTATGTTAACTTAAAAGACCAAGTTCTTAATGTAGAACCAGGTACAGACGGACTAACTTGGCAAGCAATTGCTCAAGGTGATACCGGTGCTGTAATGACGGCAAGAGGTGATTTAATT